CCAGGGATAAAAAAGTGTCCTCATTTGCCTGAATAGGACTTGATTCTTTGGTAGGACGGGGCATCAGCTTGAAAAGGGGCACGGCGATGGCCAAAAGCGGGAGGGTAACATCGATGACAGATGCTTTGAATGAATTCGCGGGATCCGGGGTCGGAAAGCAGAAAGACGCCGAAACGGCCAAGGCTCAGCCAGGCAAGAAGGCAACCGGCAATGAACCTCCGGAGGGAGAAATCCCTACAGCCGAACCGGGCACCTTCGACAAGACCGGCGCGTCATGCGTCGTCACCCACCGCGGCGGCCCAAAGCGGGTCTGGTATCGCGACTGCAGGGAAATAGGTGTGGAAGATGCCGGGTAGCGTGGTCCGCCAGAAGACATTGGGCCTGAAAATGGCCATGGGCCAGGGCGCCGAGTGTACTCCGGAGATGCTTGAAAAGATCAACCGGTTCACTCTCACGCCGCTCAAAGCCGAGGATGTCTATGTCCGCAAGCTGCTGCTGGCCCACAACTGCATCGACCGTGATAATGAGCGTTTTCCGGAAACCATGCTCGACCAGTTTGCCACGACCATCGTCGGTAAATCCCTGCTCGTCGCACACAACAGGAAAGAGACCGGATCCGGCCTTTTCTTCGATGCCTTCACCGAAGAGATAACCCCCGAACAATTCAAATCCCTGACCGGGGAGTCGCTTCGCATGCCGGACGGTATGGAGCGATGCAAGTGTCTCTGGGCCTGGTTTTATACCCTCAAGACCCCCGGGTCCGAGGAATGGCTCAAATGGATAGACGGCGGGATCATTCGCCACTGTTCCATCGGTTTTGCCGCGGCCGACCTGGTGGCAATACGCAAAGAACCGAACGGCCCAGCGCTTTACTGGGAATATGTGCCGCCGGGCGAGGCCCTTGAGGGATCGCTCGTGTGGCTCGGCGCGCAGCCCGGCGCCACGATTCAGAAGGCTTTGCAGCCCGAAATCAAAAAGACAGAGGAGGAAAAGAGCATGAAAGAGTTTTTGGCAAGACTCGGCAGGGCTCTGGGGCTGTCTAAAGCCCTGGAGGAGGACACCGCGGTCGAGGCAGTTAAAAGCGCCCTTGACGCCAAGGATGCTGAGATCGCAGCGCTGAAAAGGTTGGAGCCGCTGGCCGAAGAGGGCAAGGCCTACCGTAAGGGCCTGGTGGACGACACCATCAAAATGGGCACGCTGATCGAAGAGGTGCCATCCGATGCGGAAACGCAGAAGAAGGAGGCGGAGTTCCTCGCCACCCTTCCCATCGACCGCCTGAAGATGCTCCGTGACAAATACGAAGCCCGGGCGCGGGGGAAATTCCCCACTCATTCCATCTTCACCGGCAAGGATCAGAGTGATCGCGAGCAGAGGGGAAAAGAGGGAGAGGCCCTGGCCAAGGAAACGAAAGGGAAAAAGGACTTCTCCCGGCCGGAACACAACGAGCTCTTCGGCACCGTCGAGAGGTAGGTCCTTTTTATACTTCATAATTCATATTTGGTTTCTTTACGGAGGAAAACGATATGTCGGTCAAAGTCAGAGAAGGGATGGAGCGGATCACCACCATCAAGTACACCCACTCCTCGGCCACGGTCAAGGATACGATTTATTACCTGAACGGGATGATCCTCCTGGCGCAGAACAGCGTGGGCGCCAATGTGGAGAACGTCTACATCGTCAAGGGGCTCATCGAGTATGACAAGGTCGAGGCTCAGGCATGGACCGGCGGACAGAAAATCTACTGGGACGATACCGCCGGCACATTCACCAACGTCCGCGCCGTCGGCTGCATCCTGGCCGGCTACGCTTCGGAGGCCAAGGCGAACCCGACCACTACCGGGTTCATCGTACTGGCTCCGGAGATGCGGGCCGCATCCAACCCGGCCGCTTCGATTATCGCCGCCGGGCTCTCCGCCGCCGAAAACGACGCGGACGCCACCGTGACCATCACGGTTGCCGGTGTGGCGGCCACCGACGTTGTCACGGCAACCGTGTCAGCGTCAACCGCCGCTGTTTATGTGGTCAAGGCGGTCTGTACCGCTAACACCATCACGGTCACCCTTTCCGGGAACGGTGGCGTCGGCACGGTCGTCAACTACCAAGTCACTCGGGCAGTCATCTGATAAACGCGGGGCGCCAGGCGCGCCCTTGAACCTTTCGACAGAGGAGGATAGACACATGCCGTTAATTCTGGGAACCGGCCCGGTCCGGACAATGAAACTTTTTACCGTTGAGACCTGCAGGGCAATGAAGGGGATGGATGTCCAGGAACGCCGGCAGAAACTGTGTGGTCTCCTTACGGCCTTTTTTCAGGACAAGATGCCTCAAACGCCCCTGGCAATCGAGATAGCCAAGGAGATGGGGGTTGACGAAGAGCTCGTGGTCAAAATGCTGGGCGTCCTGGCAGAGAAGGGCATGACCGGCCCGTCCGACGCGCCCAACCTCATGAACAGGAATACGCCGGTCACCGCCGGGGTATTCTACACCGCTATGGTGGATCCGCTTCTCGATTTCGGTTTTGAGGATCTCTTCGATTTCATCGATATGCGCAACAGCCTGCAGACGTCGTTCGATATCCTGGACGTATCGAACCTCATCACCTTTGCCGAGGTGAAAAGCGGCGAGCGGATGAAGAAATACGGCATCCAGGACGGCAAGGCCTCCGTGTCCAAGATGATCGTCGCGGCGGCCCTGGGTATCCTCGATGACTGGATCAATTACGAGCAGTACTGGAACCTGAACCAGGCCGCCGCCGAGGCCAAGTCCAAGTACTACGACAGGCAGGCCACCGATCATTACGCCCTCATCTCCGCCGCTGCCGTGGCCCAGGCGTTTTCCACCGATGACATCACCACCATCAACGCCGCATGCGCCAGCATCCTGTCAGCCTGCGCGGCCAAGGGTTTCACGCTCACCGGCAACGAGTCGTTCGAGCTGCGCGCCAACATCAACCTGAAGGCCAGGATAGAGAAGGCTTTCACACTTACATTCAATTCCCCTGGGCCTACGACTCCGAACCAGCTCGTATTCACCCTCAACCGTAAATACAGCACCAAGTTGCTCACAACCGAATATTACGTGGTGCTGCCCGGCAGGAAGCTGAAGCGTGGCGTCTGGTCCGATCTCTCCGCCGAAACGGACCGCGATATCCTGATGCGTGGGACTGACGTTGCATATTGCGGCGAGTACAACGCCGGGGTAGGCGAGGCCCAACAGGTAAGGAAGTGCGCCCTGTCGTAACGGGGGGGGACTGAGCACAGCGTAAAAACGCGGGGACAGGCGACATTCTACCCTGCTCCCGCGTTTTTTTGAGGGGAATTTCGTGGCAAAAGTAACCCCCGATGATTTGACGGCAATGCAGTTCGTCCCGGAGATGTTCGGCGAGTCCTCTTCCACGTTTGACGCCTTTCTGACCGGGATCATAAACGAACAGGCCGATCTCCTGGAAGGCCGCATAGGCTCGGCCGCATATTCCGCCACGGCCAAACCGGCCGCCACGTATGCCAATCGGGCGGAAAAGTGCCTGGTTGCCGCGGAACTGTACCAGCTGCGTTTCAACCGTATTTCCGGTGAAATCCAGACGGTAGACGGCATGGATGCCTTCAAGCTGCGCCGCACCCGCCAGGAATATCTGGATGAGGCTGAAAAACTTATTGCCCGTGTTGTGTCGGGTGGAGGTGCGGACGGCGGAGATGCCGCGTTTGGTTGTATGGAATCATCCCACTTCGATGAGGCTGCGGCCGATGCTTAATCTCCAGGTGTCCGTCCATGGCGACAAGGTTTTACTGAACGGCCTCGGGCAATTCAACGCCACGACTCCCGAGGCGATCGGCCGGGGGTTGACCCGGGCAGCCAAGGGGATACACCGATCGGCCTTTGAATGGCTCTCCGGAGCCGGTGGGATGAACACGTATGAGACCCGCACCGGCAAGAGCGGCAAGACCTACCAGAAAAAGACCGGGACAAAGGTAGAGATGTACGAAGGGTTCACCCGGGCCTCCGGTGATGCGCAGATGTTCAGGCGCTATACCGATTCCGGGGGCTATCCGGTTCCGGTCCGTACGGGCAATTTGCGGCGGCTTTTGGACTGGGTAAAGCCCGGGGAGAGTAAGAATAGTGGTGGGCATACCTTTGCCGCCGGCCCGATGGAGGTCATTGTCTACGATTCGGCGGAGTATGCAAGCGTAATTCACGAGGGCCGGGGCTCTTCCGCCAAGTTCGGTCGCAGGCCCTTCCTGGACGATGCGCTCAAACAGTTCAACGATGGGGCGGGAGTGGCGAAAGCGGTTGACGA